ATTCCAAGCCCCATCGGATGCACTGCAAGAACAGCGCCGCGTCTGCGCGTGTCGCTGCTTCATCTTGAGCCGTCCAGCCAGCCGTATATCCACCAGAAACCAGCGCAGCCCACATATTATTGATGATGTTGTTCTGCGCTGCCGAGATTGAAGCGGCCGCTGCTGTCTGAACGGAGGGGGCGCCGGCCACCGCAGCCGGGACAATGATATTGCGGTAGCCTTCGGCAGCGAGCGAGTAATCCCCGAACTGCGTGGAGCAGGCCGAGAGAATGATCTGCCCGCCAGACATCGCCAGGAAATGCTTGTGGCCCCACATACTGACCGCATTGACGGCATTGATGAGCCCGCCGTTCTTGGCGCAATAGCCAATGCCGTTGTGGGAAACGGGAGTAGCGCCCCAAGTCATGATGTTCGGGAAGGGGCTGTATGGGCTGCACACCAGCCCGTCGGCCAACACCACACCGCCACCAATACCCACGGCAGGATTGCGGTTGTTGCGGTCAAGCGGAGGCGCCACCGGCCCCCATGTCCGTCCGGTGCGGATGGCGCATTTGTGGGCGTATGGCACACGGTTGATGACCGCCCCAGGGCGGAAGCTGAAGGCAAAACCGCTGGTGGGATTGGTCAGACTATCAAGGCGGAAATCCTCAATCAGAAATCCCTCAACAAAGCAGCCCGATCCCATGCGAAAAACATTGCGCGTTTCAAATCCCGGCGCGGGGCGGATCACTGCCGTTCGGTGCGCTGTTCTGACGACACAACCATCAGGCAGGTCCAAATGCCCCTGTGTGGTGTAAACGCCTGGATAGACCTCAATGAGCGTCGGAACGCCGGCCGCCGCAGCCAACTGCAAGGCGCGCTCAATGGTCGCCACCGCTTTTGATAGCGACGTGCCGGTATTCGCATCAGAACCAAAGCCTTGCACATAAATAACTTGCGCCACGGCCTGTATCGCCGCATTGACCGCCGCCGCAAAATTGGTGATGAAGGTGGAGGGTATTGACGCCAAGGCTTGCGGGGGTCCATCTCCTGCGGCAGTTCTCGCCAAAACCCGCATAGACGGCATGGTGAGCGACGAGTTTTCAATGTCGCCCGGCAGCACATACAAGCCGCCGCGAAGCTGAGCTATGCTGGCCTTGCGCGACGCCCCCCCTTGACTGATTTCAAGCTCATCATTTGAGTTGATGGTTTGCGCTGCGGGTAATTGCGAAAGTCGTACCGTGCCTGACATGGCTATCTCCTGCCTAGATATGCTTTCGCCTAAAGGTCGGGCCGCCTGCGCTATTCAATGCGCCAGCAAACCCCAAAATACATGAGCGCCGCATTGGCAGCAGCAACCACGCTGCCACCATCATTCTCGCCGTGAGTGAGCGTCGCTATCGTGCGCGCGGGCGCATTGGCGTGAACCAAAAACCAAATCCACCGCCCGCCGTCCGGCAAGGTTGCCGCCACATTGGCCGCGCCACCGCCGAATGCCTGACGTGCTGTCGCTGACGGCCTTGGCATTGCGCCTAGGGTTGCTCGCGCTTGCTCCGCTCCATCATCATCCAAAACGGTGCGGCTAAAGTCGGTTGTTGCCGCACGAGGTAAAAACTGATCCGACAAAATCAGCGTGTTATACAGGTCTTGTAGGTACGCCTGAATTTCCGCCAAGGCCGCGCTTGGATCGGAAGAAATCCGCGGCGGCGGGCCTAGCGTGTTTTTTCTACTTGCCACGCAATCAATGCCCGAGCCGCTGTACCAATATCTGTGCCATCACAAACTCAAACGGCACCGGATCACTGCATGAGATCTCCATCTGCCAAGTCTGCCCGCTACCCATGCCGCCAAAATTCTCAACCATCTTTTCGGTTGCCGGCAGACCCATAGTTTTCCACACCCATCGCGTCCAAATGTCATTATCGCGGCGCATCCGAACGCCAAAACGCGCCGTGGGCAGCGTTCCAAAATCAACCACACGCTGCCGGCCATCTTCAGTGACGCGCACAAATCCATCTTGGGAAATGCGGCGAACTACACCTTCGGATAAGGTCCAAGAAAAATCATTTCCCGCCATACGAAGCCGTACCCGAACATCATCAAGCCGGGATGGGCCAAACTCATCCACATGGGCGCTTCGGATTAGGCACCGCATTGGGTCGGCAAGGTTCTCGTAATAGGTCGGGTCCAATTCCGCGATGCCGTCCTGCACCCCAACAAACACCCGCCCCCAGGCTTCTTCCAGGGACCAGCCAGGCCACCGCGCATAGCCCCCGGTTGTGCGGTCATAGCCCCACAGGAAGGACCAGCGCCCGCGGTTCATGTCCAGCAGTAGCGTGATACCACGCGCATCATAGCCCGGCGCACTCGCATTCGGCGCCTGTAGGATGATGAACCGCTGGCCCTTGATGGATACGCTATCAGCCCATGCGTCCGTCCAGTCGTCTATATTTTGCAAGGTCAGCGCAATGTCTTCGCTTTGGGTGCGCGTCACCTGCGCCTGGAAGCGCACAAACTCCGACGAAAGATTGACCCCAAAGGTGCCCATCTTATCCGTGACCAGCGTGTAGGGGTGGGCCAAGCCCTCGCCGGTAATCCACCGCCTAAAGAAAGGCCGATCGCCAGAAGCCAGCGTTTCAAACTGCTCAATGCTCTCAGGCCCGGCCAGCAGCAATTCATTGTAAGGGGTGACGGCCGCCGCCACCAAATCATCAGGCTTGCCCTCGGCGGTGAATACCGAAAGATCGTCCCACGACTCATACCCGCCTGGCTCGCTGTAGCGGAATCGCCCCGTATAGGGCTCAATCGCCACCAGATAGCCGTCAATCCAAGCCACATGCGTCGAAGTTGGTGCCTGGGCAGAAAGCAGCCGCGTAGCGCCAGAATCAAGGGCAACAATCGGCCCGCCGGCGGCAATCACTAAGCTTTCATCAGTCGCGGCAAAGGTCGGCCTACCACCGCCTGAAAGCGGAATGCCAGTCACATTCTGGCCCTGCCCATTGCGCCCAATACGCCAGACTTGTCCGGCCTGGCCCACGGCAACCAAGTCGCCGCGCCACCACTTGAGCGTGATCCGCCCCTGGCCTGGCAGCGCCATCCAGGGCCGCAAGCCGGGAAACCGGGACCAGCCGCCTGACCGGTTGCTATAAAGGTTTTCGGCCACAGCCACGCGACGGCGCAAAATCGCCTCATCCGCATTGGTGAACATGGCTTGTTCCCAGGGGAAGTTTGCCCATTGCGCCATTAGCGCAGGCCCGCCATCAGGAAATCCACCATCACTTCCCATTCAACCGTGTGGCTGGCCTCTCCTGTCACCATCAGCCGCGCAAGCGCGCCGCTGGCGTCCAGCGTCATGCTGTAGGTAGCCAGATTGCCGGCGCTGACCCGCACCGTCCCTGCAAGGGCATTACTTGTCACAAGCGCGCTGGCTGCGGTTGCCGTTGGGCCTCCGCTAAAAACCAGGTTCTCGCCGGTCTGGAACGTGCCAGCCACATCGCGCAGCGTGATTGTGCCCGCCGCACCCACCTGGGTCACGGCAATAACGCGGGCCGTGGCGCCAGATGTGGCGCCCGTCACGGTTGACCCGGGCGTGAGCGTCGTGCTGGCGCTACTGAAATCCAAGGCCGCGCCTGGGCGGCTGATTACGCCTTCAGCGACATAACTGGCCACTTCCGGCCCATTCATGCGCCGCGCAACCGCATCGGCGCGTATCCGCACCACATCACCAGGCGGAACCTCAATCTGCCAAGCGGCGGCGGCAGTATTGTTGGTCGTCGTCAGGCGGAACCGCCCGCGCCGATTGCTTTTGATGCGCGAGAGACGCTCCACCGCGCCAGTCTGCTGCACGGCGGCATTTTCAAAACAGTCGCGGAAGATGATCGGCTCGGCCGGCACCGAAGCAATAAGCGACACGCCAAGCAATTCGGTGTTGTCAAACACCACGGCCCGGCATTCGCCATTGAAGCGGATCTCGCCGCCATCCATCCGCCCGCCCAGCACCCGCACCGATCGGCTGGTATTCACCGCCTTGTTGACCGGGTTTGCGCCATCCTCAATCTTAAGATTACCCAGGTTTCCGCGCCAGAAGCAGGCAGGGAACATGATGCTCCGCCCGCCCGTAATCGTCACTGCATCCGCGGCATTGGCATCGAAATACACCTGCTCAAACACGAGGTTTTGCGCTTCGGCATCCACGCCTTCAATCACCAAACCGGCATTGATGCAGGACGCCACCGAACCGCCGCGCCATTCAAGGGATCGCAGGGCCGCCCCGCCTTGCCCCGGCAGCAATTGGCCTACGAGATAGGCGCCCCTGGTGCAAGCCGACACATGCAATTCTTCAAAGGCCACACCGTCACCGCCCGAGATATGCAGCCCGGTCGCAAAACTGCTGACAGCCACATTGCGCAGCGCTAGATTGGCTTTGTTGATCGCGCGAATGCCGACCGAGTTTGTCACCGCATTGACCCCGCTTAGGGTCAAATCTTCCAGCCCGGCATTGGCGCCGGCCATGGTCACAACCGCCTGGCCCTGGGTGCTGCGCAATTCGGTCGTGCCGCGCCCAGCGCCGCGCAAGCGAACCCCCTGCGGCAAGGAAAGCGCGGTCAAGTCGTAAATGCCCTTGGGTATCTGCACTACGCCGCCGCCATCTGCCGCCGCCGCGCTGATTGCCGCAGTCAAGGTCGCGGTATTGTTGGACGGTGAATTGAACACCAGCGGCCCGAAATTCAGCGCCGAAATCGTATCATCCAGGGCTGCGCCCAAGGTGCGCGCAACCGCCCCCGAGCGGCTTGATGTGACCGTGGCAAGCGACGCATCGGCACCGCTCAAAGACGCCAGCGGTAATTGCTCAATGCCGGTAGCACCCTCATCATTGATGACAAGCTGATAAGGCACACCCACATAGATCGGGTTGGCAAACCGCCCGTAAGTGCGGCCGCTGCCATCTATGTCGGTCGCCAGCACTTGCGGATTGGTGGCAGGCACGGAAAGCAATGGATCTGAATAGACCGATGCCAACGTTGTTGTGCCAGCAATGATGATTTCAACGGTCGCCCCGGCATAGCCAGGGCGCCAAACGTCAAACTCCTGAACGCGGAGAAATTGCGGCATGGCCTGTGATTCCTTGGCTCAGGTCTTGATGCAGATGTAAACGGCGACGTTCTTGGGCCGGGTCTCGGCGCCGCCTGTGTTGTTTGCGCTGGCCGTGATGCCCGTAGTCATAGATCCTGTATTTGAAAAACTATTTGCGGCGCCATTTGCGTTTACGCCGCCACCATAGCTGATGCTCCCCGACCCTTGCTGAGAGTGGAAATGGCCGGGATCAATGACGGTTACTGCGTGCCCATGACTCTCAATTTCATCGTCCTGAAACGTTGCAAAAGCCCGCCCAGGATCAAGCCCGCGTCCTGCGTCAAAGCCGCGCAGGAACACACCGCGGTAATCCGGCAAATTGAATGTCGTTGCGCCATCCCCTATGCCGTGCGCGGTGCCAATCTTGTCAAAGAGTGCCGCGTATGTGATCCGCGACACGGCGCTGCCATCGGCAAACAACCAGCCGGTAGGCGGGCTGGACATGGCAAATGCGTCAATCTTGCCTGGCGGATTGGCCGCCGCAATCACCGCCGCAACAATGGCGTCCACATAGCCCTTGCGCGTCGCTTGGTTTTCCAGTGTCGGGTTTTGACCGGGAAGCACCAAGGCACCCGTCATGGTGTCGCCGGCGCGATTGACCACCCCCAAATCAGCGCGCGCCTGCTCGGCCGTCCTGGCCTCAATGCCATTTTCGCCTGCGTTCACCCGCAAATACGCATTGGCAGGCGCGGTCGGAATCACATTGCCCAGCACATCAAGGGCCAGGGCGTCAGTGAGGGCGTCGGCGTCAATTTCTTCTTGCCAAAACCCCTGCGCCACTTCGCCCGAGAACGTGTTGCTGACATGGCCTTGCACGGCAATCCAAGTCGTCGGGCCATTCGGATCGCGCACACGCTCACCGGGATAATAGAGCGAAAACGCCGTCCACACGCCACGCCAGCGCGGAATAATGCCGGAAACCCCCAGGCTTTGCGTGGCGCCGCCCGCAGTCGTGAGGGTCATCACAACCGGCTTTTCGACATAGACCGGGCCGGGAAACTTGCCTTCGCTGTCCAGCGCAATAGGATTGGGCCGAAGCGTAGCCCCAACCGGGCCAGCAAATAGGGTTGCCAGGGTCGCGGTCGCCTGAAGGTTTTGATTGACCTCATACACGCTCACCGAAGCGCCGGCATAATATGGGTTCTTGAGGGCAAAGTCACTCAGAAGCGCGCGTTGCATGTCCGGCCTTCCTCAGAAATCGTTGTAGGCAATGCGCCGCGGTTGCCCGGCCTGCTCTTGCCCATCGTAATCTTCCAGATCGCGCAGCAATTCCGTGGCCCGCAGCTTGTGTTCCGCCACTTCATCCGCAGGAAGCTTGCGCACCGGCCCGTTGCCAATCTCGTAGGCCAGGGCGGTAATGAGGTAGAGATTCCACGTCGTTCGGAGATCCGGCATTTCCGTGGAAAGCTGCCCTTGCCGCATGTCGGTCGAAAACCGCTGGAAAGTGACGGCCAGGGTGTAATGCGGATCATTAGGCGGGGTCGGCCACACATGCAGCGTTGGATCGTCAGTGCGATCCACATAGACCATAGCCGGCGCATCGCTTTCGCTGGGCTGGCGCGCATCCCATTCGTCGCGGCGGGCAATCGTTATCTGGCTTTTCTGCCCCGATCGCGTGTCAGTCGCCCACACATCAACCACATGCTGAACGCCAGAAAGCGCGCCTAGGCCGGCCGCCAGCGGGTAGGAAGATTGGCCCGCAAGCAGGGTGAGTGTTGCCGTCTGAGGGATTAGCCACCACGTCCGGCGCCGCGCTGCCACATGGCCGACAATCAAATCCAGCCAGTTGCGCGCTTCTTCCATCTCCACCTGACGCGCGCCATCGTCATTGATGGAATAGGAGCCAATTTTGCGTAGCGCCCGTTCGCAAATCTGTCCGATGGTCAGCGCGCCGGCCATGGCTTATTAGGCGCCCATCTCAAGCGGATCGCGCTGCTGCCCGGTTACGCCCGCTCGCGCGAGAGCATCTTGGGCGCCCATCATCCTTGCGGTCACGTCGTCCGGCAACTGATCGGGACTGGTTTCGGCATCGCTGGTCATGTCGCGGGCGCGCTGACTGCGCGGCAATTCAACAACCAAAGGCGCCGTCTTGAGAAATTCAACCATCGCCGCCCGATCCTTCGGGTTAACCTCATGGCCGCCTGGCCGGGCCACGCACCGGGCAAACAGCGCTTTGGTCGTCAGGTCTTCAAGGTTAGCCACCGTTTGGCCTTCCTGAAGCACAATGCCGCCCTTGGTCGCGCGCAGGTTCAATTGCTCGGGCAATGCAGCTTGAAGCTGGCCCAGCTCATCGAAAACCTTGAACGCCGGATCGCGCAGGAAAACCGCCGCATGTTGGCGCGGCATCGGAGTCTTGCTTTGCGCGGTCAGCTTGTAGAAAAACCCGGCAACCGGCTCATGTGTGCGCGCCTCGGTTTTGGCGTTGCTGTCCGACACTGACCACTGGTCGTCGGTCACGGTAATGATGCTCTCAGACATGCTTTGGTCTTTCGTTTTGTTTCAGGGAAAGCGCGGCCTTGGCGCCGAAACGCCAAGGCCATTGCCGCTATCAGATGTGCGGCTTGACATACGGCAGCACCGCAAATGCTTGCGCCGTTGCCGAGGATGCGGAGAAGGTCGCGCTGATCGTGCGCGCCGCGGCTGGGCCGATAGCGTGCGTGTCAGGCAGGTTGACCGCGGGCGTGGTGGCAAAGTTTTGGACCAGCAGCGCGCCAAGCGTAGGAGTGCCGGAAACGGCTGGGGCAATGGTCCCAACCGCTGCCAGAGACACCGCATCAAGCAGGCCATCCGCGTCGCCGCCGCTTTCCGAAGAAAGCAGGCCGACCTCAATGGTGCGCGAGCCTTCCAGAACCGTCACCCGCAATGCCGCCGCTGGCGACAAAAGCGCGCCGGCCGGGAATTGCAGACCAGTCGTGCCTTCCGTGGCGGCGGTGAAGTCCGGCGCCGCCAAAGGGATGACTGCCGTGTGCTGCACCTGATCCATGGAATACGGAATTTCAGGATCGGCGCCCGGCCGCGCGCCGCGCATGACAAAAAAGCCGCCATCCGGCGCAAAGCCGTAAATGTCCACGGTGGCCAGCGCAATATCTGTGGCGAACCGAAGATTGCCGCGCGTCATGCTGATTGGGTTGGCAAGCGCCGCGCCCGTATCAGCATTGAAAAGCGTGGCTTTGCGCGCCGTGCCCGGCTGGCAGATAATCGCAGCACCGCCCGCGCTCGCCAAAGGCTGACCGCGCGCAAAGTCTTGAAGCTGCAATTGGTAGATATAACGGGTTCCGCTCACGGGAAACCTCCTTTTGATCTGGAAAGGTTGAGGGGCTGGAAATGAAAAAGGCGCCGCGCCCGCTTACACGCGGGCTGACGCCTTTCTCAGATGATGGCCTTGCCTGATTAGGCGGCGGCCGCCGTGTACCAAGAGATGATGCCGAAATCCTGTTTGGACCGGGCATCAAACACCGATTGGAATTGCGGCTTCAGCAAACCGACCACGCGCCCGACAGACATACCAGGGCGATTGCCATAGTCTGTATTGTCGGATTCGTTGTATTCGGTTTCGCCAATGGTGGCGAAGCCCAATGCCTGCGCCCCCATCAGGATCGCCTGGGCGCCGTCCACCGTGCCGCCCGAGCCCCACTTGGAACCGCCAGCCAGGCCAAAGGTGGTCGGCACCTTTTGGTGGTCGTAGATCACCAAGCCTTCAACCACGGCCGTCGCGCCCTTGAACAGCGGGTTTGCATCCCCCCTGACGCCGGCGCGGCTGACAATGGTTTGGTAGTTTGAGTCACGGCGAAGATCACGGCATTGCTCGGTAGAGAGCAGTACCGCGTAATAATCCCTGCCGCCAGAACGGATCGGCTTGATGCGCTTGCGCTTGGCGGTCGTCAGAAGCCCGACAAGCCCGTTCCAAGTCACCGTGTCAGACGAGGTGAGCGTACCCACGCTGGATGCCGCGCCGGCAAAAACGCGACGGCCAGATGAAGGCGCGGTCACGTCAGCAGCGAAGTTCAGCGAAGGAAGTTGGCTGGTGCCGACGCGGCTGGAACCATCCAAATTGAGGCTGTAGGAAATGCCACAAATGGAAAGGAACATCATTTCGTCAAGCTTATCCGCCATCCAGAAGCCAAGCTTTTCGCGTCCGACGGTGCGGAAGCGAATCACCGTATCCTGTTCAGACATCTTCCCGCGAGAGCGAACGCCTTGGCGAATTTGGTCAATGCGGATTTCAATGCTGTCATTCCACATCGCCTCCTCGTTGCCTTCGAGGATATTGTCGCCCACCGTCCCATCAGAACCGATGTCGCCGACAAGCTGCATGACGCAGACACGCCCACGCTCCGTTTCCGTCAGTGCGGTAATGCGCTGCACCGGGTTATTCATGCCGGTGCCAGCAAAGCCGTTGCTCATCCAGAAATTCTGGTCGCGCCCGGCCTGCCAAAGTTCTGCCCCCCAAATGCGCTTCTTCGCACTGGAAAGGGCGCCAAAATCGGTTGTCGCCATAGTAGTTTCTGCCTTTCGTTATCCTGAGAGGAATCGTTGCCGGACAGTCGGGGGCAGGGCCATGATTTCTTCGTCCGTCATTTGCGAAATGCGCTGATCGGTAAAGACTTCGCCGTTGCCCGCGGTGCCCATGTTGTTTGTGTCGGGCGGCATATCGGCAGCCATTCCATGCTTCCGCAGCCGCGCAGCGGCCGCATCCGACAAGGGTTGTGCGCCGGATGCC